AAGATGAGATGCACGAAGTTATGAAATCTCATTTTAAAATAACATCTACGAAAGATTTAACTCAAGAAGAATTTACTGAGTTTTTAGATAGAATTATAAGATGGGCAGCAGGATTTGGCTATCCTGTTAAAGATCCTAGAAAATAGTTAAAAAAAAATTAAAAAAAATTTTCTCTCCTCGACAAAAAAACTGAAAAAACACGTTTTTAGAAGATGCCGATTTGCATTTGTCGTTTTTATTTTGTAAATTATAAATATAGTTATTTGTTAATATAATTTATAACTATCAGTTTTTTGACATAGATTGGTTTTGACTCTTGCTTGATTGCAGAGAAAGTTCAAGGCATCAGATATAAAATTAAAACTAAAAATGGAGAGTTAAGAAAATGAAGTTTAAATTTGATTGTGGGAATCGACATAAATATTTTAATTGCTATTGTCAGTTAAAAAAATATGGAGTTGGAGATTGCACTATGAGAGCAATAACCATAGCAACTGGAATAGATTATAAAGTTGTTTGGGATGGTTTAGCCGACATATCTAAAGAAACTGGAAACCTTCCTAATAGCAGAGAGGTCTGTGAAGTTTTTTTGAAAAGAGCTGGGTGGAAAAGACAAAAGCCAATTAGGAAGCAAGGTGGTAGAAAAAGATATAAATTAGGGGATACTCCTATAGATGCAAACCAAACATATATATTCCATTGTTCAAACCATTGGACTGCTGTGGTTAAAGGGGTTAATAGAGATCTTTGGGATAATAGAATAATGTGTAGCAATTCATACTGGATTAAAGTCGATTAATAATAAAGGGCGTTTCTTCGGATTCGCCCTTTTTTTTGGCCTTAAAATAGCCCTATAAAGCCATATCTCAATGTGAGCCAATACTTGCTATTACCAAACTTCCCTAATATTCATAGACACGTCAAAGGTTCTGTGAGCCACTTGATTGAATGTAAGAGAGTCTTGGTCTATCTGACATAGTGCAAATTCTAAATCTTTATCTCCATCACCTGTTCTTGGATTAGAGCCTGCTGAATTAGGGCAAAACCAAAATCTTAAATTTCCATTGAGTGTTAATCCAAAGAAGCTAGCCATAGATGTATCAAACACATAGTTACCATCAGTAACTGTAAAGAACTTGTTTGGATTATTGGCTTTGTTAAAGACATCATCATCAGCCATATAACTAAATTTAACTTGCCATGTTCTTCTTTGTGTGTTCGCACCTATCTTATAATCGTGTTTATCTTGCTTTTGTAATGTCCAAGCTGGTAAATCACCCCAATGTGGTTGCCCTAAGTGGTTTATATTAGTGATGGTGTTGCCACCTACTGTAGATTGATTTGTGATGCCATCAAATTCTGTTATAAGTTTAACTTGTAGGTCTGGCGAGTGGCTTGGCTCAAACCATCTTCCAAAGCTAACTGCACCTATTTTTTTCTGCCCTAAAAAACTTAATGAAATTTTCGTTATATTAGTTTCAGAGAAATCTGCAACAAATGCTCTTATATTAAAAAAAGAATATCCATTATATTCTGATGTTGAAGAATTATAATTTATTATTTCTTGTGTATCTTCAATAGTAGAATCATCTATATCTATGCCATATAAAGTACCTTCTAGGTTATGTGCAAAGACAGCACCATACATTCCTGAACTTGTTGATTGTGGTATATTGGTTAAAAGTTGATCTAGCTCAATATTAGGCTTGCTTATAATAAATTTTGGTGATGAGCTGTATTCCTGCACGTTTACAGGATTCATATCCCATACATCAGGTGCATTACTACCCTCATAATATCCTAATGCTTTTAGATACTGTGGTATATCTGCATAAAATCTACAAGTTTGTATTGTTCTTTTCGCCATTTCTATCTCCTAAATGCTTGATTTCAATTCTTTTTTTCCTATAACATCTAACTCTTTTATTTCTTCAACTTTGTCATTCTTGTTATTAAATGAATCACTCAACTGATTCCATGTATGTAAATTTAAATTGTTTATTTTTGCGTAAAATAATTTCTTTTGCCAATTTACGACTTTGCACGACATAATTCTTAATTGACCAGTATAGGTAAACAATACTTCTGTCAAAGGCGATTTTAAAAGACTAAAAATTATTATTTTATTTCTACCTATTTTAATATTCCAACCTTTACCAAGTTTTTTAGTTCCTTTTATAACTCCAGCATAATCAATTTCCATAGCTGCTATTTCGCCATTTGTTTTGATTTCGACTTGACCAAAACCAAAATTTATATCTGCTTTTGTTGCGATTGGAAATTTATCAGTTTTCTTCATTTACAATCCTGTCAATTATTTCTACTAAATCTAACACATCTAGTCCTCCATCTTGATTTGTGTCTGCTATAGTCACTTGTTCAGCAGATAATATATTTTCTTCTAATATATGATTTACAATAGCAACAATATCAAGAATATCTACCGATCCATCATTATTGACATCACCTAGTAATATTTCTGGAACATCAGAATCTTGTGGTGATTGCAAAGTTAATTCTTGCCCTTTCCAATTTAAAGGACTAGATAAAAGATGGTGCAGCTGTTCACCTTTTATAGTAATATTATTCAAATTCTTCCTTGTTTCAGTAACGATAAATAAAGGTAGTATAAATTGACCACATCTTATTGGCATATCTTCAATGTTATTTATTACATAATGTTCATTGTATAATTTTCTTCCTAGAATCATTTTGTCAAATTCAAATATATCGCCAACTTCATAATTGTAATATTTTAAAGGAAGTTTTAATTCTACAACATTATGTTGATTTTTGTAGTATTGGAATATATATTCAGCCAACAAATCTGCTGTATATTTATCCCTGACATAATCATTTTCAATTACTTTTTTTGTTTTATTGTGTACTATCTCGTCATTTTCATTTATTTTTACACCATAATAATTATTTAGTTCTATATTGTTATCGAGTATGTTTTTATAAATTCCATTTTTAAGGTAATTATCTTTATTAACTAATAAGTGGACAGAATTTTTATAATTATTTAATCCATAATCTTTATTATATTTAAAATCTAGTTCAGTAACAATGTTGTTTATTGGTGTTCTTGAAAAGTTATATTCTAAAACTTCACTCTCTTTTATAGTAGAAATATTTTCTATAGTTCCATCTTCATAAAATTGACTACCACCTCTATAACTTGATTTTAAGTTTACAAACTTCAAAACATCATTATTTAGTATTGGAAAGAACTTACTTGAATTTGCTAAATTGGCAATCAAAGACTTTGCAGATATTTTTTTATCTTGAGAAAAAGCTAATTTCCAGTCTTGATGTTCTTTCTTAACAATATTTTTAGAATCTAAATCTACATTATCTATATCAATGTTCAGTTCTTCAAACATAAGATGATGAATAACGTCAGTAGGCTTTTCTATTAATGTATTTGAAGGTACATAATTATCGTAATACTCATCTGTATTATTTATAATTTGTATTTTTATATCATCTTTATATGTAACATGATTTTGTTCACCCTCACTATTGTAAACTATTTCTGCCTCTGCTACACTAACATTATCTCCATATAGTGATAAATCTATATCATGGAACTTTATAAGAAACGCAACTGTATCAGTTTGCCCTGTGTTTACTGGGTTTGGAGTATAGGTAATTGGAACATTAATCTCTTGATTATCTACAATGTCATATTGAACAAACTTATTTGTGGTATTATCAATAAATAGTTCTCCATACTGACTTCCTAAGGTATCACCATAATTAGGTATTAATGTTTGTATATCGCTGTATAAATCTTGCTCAAACCCAGTTTTGTCAATTAAATATACTTGGAATTTACCCCTATAATTATCAGACTTTAGTTTTAAAAAAATAGGAATTGAATCACGTTCTAAAACAAAATCTGGATAATTTAATTCTTCTATATTTACTTTTAAATTAGGAGCAAAATCTGTGAAATTTACTGGAAAATATGTATTATTTAAAACATTTTCATTATGGATTGTTGATGTTAATGGATAAATTTTTAAAACACCTATTCGCAAATAAAAATTTACTAATATATTAAAATCTACATGTGCTTTCGGTATTCTTCTCAAATAATTATGAGATAAATTTCCTAAGAAAGTTGCTGTACCTTGCTCGAATCCAAAAGTTCCTAAATCAGTAATTCCTTTATGCCCACTAATGGAACTACCAAAAACATTTTGTTCGCTACCTCCACCATAAACGTCATCGTAAGTATCTCCAAAATTAGAACTGCGTGTAATTAATAATTCAACAATACACGAATAATTTTCTACTTCCCAATAAATATTACGAACGTTAAACTGTGCCATAAAATCACTTTCAGATATTTCACCTGAATATGGTAAAGTTGTGTAATCATCTACAGACCCTAAACCATTACCAAGATTCACGCCTCGTATTTCAAACAGCCTAGAATAATCAAAATTTTGTATACCAAACCCTAAAGAATACTTAAAATCATCTGATATTTGTATTCCTCCATTAATATTTACTGCTTGGATTATAAGGCGACCCTCATTATTAACAGTCATTTCTTCGCCATTACTCATTTTAATTCTAAATTTATTATACTGATCTGAGCTAAATAATCCAACTGGTTCAAATATTAATTGTTGAGCCATTAGTATGCACCTCCTGAAGAAGATGATGTTTGCTGTGTCGTTGTTTCTGTTTGTACGTTTAATACATTTGTCGAACCTATTTCACTCGTAAAGTCGTTGTGTTGATTATCTACACGTCCAAACACATCAGCAAATATTTCATAATTTATAAAATTATTTAATACTGATTCTCTTTTTAAAGAAAAATCAGATATTTTTATGTAATCTACATTGGACTTTTGACCATCTGGTGATAATACTGTTCTGCCTGATGTTAAAGTTTGAAATCTTCTCTGTGTCATAGTAAGCAAATTATTAGTAATATCATTTGATAATTTAATTTCAGATTGTTGCTCATTTGTAGTCATAGTTTGGAATTCATTTATTGTAGTAGCATTAGGTTGTTGTTCTTGAAAATCAAATAACTTGCCAGTTATGTCATTCATTTTAAAATAATATACTGGATTGCTTTGTTGATAATTCAAATTAAAATTATTAAATCTGCACTCTATATTTCTAAAACAAGATACTCTACTATGTATATCGACTGTTTGCTGATTGTCTATGGTATTTCCAGTTATTAATTGTTTAAGTATATTAGAGTCTTGCACATAAGGTTCTGCCTCAAAAGTTATGACACTTTCGCCATTTAGAAAATCAAATTCTTCTCCTGTTGTTTCATCTATTTCAAATGTAAGAACAGGTGGAGTTCCAGAAGCCCATATTTTATTTGACTCAATATAGTCTGGTGTGTTTCCCCAATCTTTAACCATAAGATAAATTTCATTGTCATTATGTGAAGATATTTCTGTTCCATCTGAATTTTTATAAGCACCTATTTTAGCTTCATACATAAAATCATCATTTATATCACTTCTTGTACCCCTAACATAGTATTTTCCATTAGAAAATTTTAATTTAGAAATCGTTTCAACTTCTACATAATTATAGCCTATAGGGCTTGCATCAAAACTGTTTATACCATCTGAAGTTTCTATTATTTCATCTACATTAACACTTTTATCTATAAATATAGTGCTTGCGATAATTTCATATTGAGTTGGGTTTACTGACTCAAACATTGTGTTGGATGATTCATCTTCAAATAAATCTGCTTGTGGTTTTATTTTGCAATAAATGTTATTAGTAAATATGTATAAATCTTTGATGTCTTGTAAGAAAAACAAATCAGGAACAACCGAATACTTAGACTGCCCATACTCTAAAGATGATTCATATAATTGATAGTATAGACAGGGTGCTTTTTCTACAAATCCATAAACAATAGGCAAAGGCTTGTTGTAATATCTGCTAGGCACATTTGATTCGTCAGGCACAAAATTATCAGGCAAGTCAATCGATAATATATCATGTGATTTATCTTCAGCTTCTATTTGTATATCAAGTTTGTTTTCTGTTATATCTGTGATATAGCCAGTATATACTTTAAGACAATCATCTATAGATTCGGCTGATTGACTCTTAAAAAAAATCTCTATCTTTTTATTCATTATACTTGGACTAAAAAGTTGTTCTGAAAACATAGAACCTGAATAATCTTTGTTTATTATTGATATAGATACGCTTGATATATTAGATATTTTTGTTTCTGTATTGATAGATTGTTTAATTGAGTTTACTGAGCTAATAAGGGGTAAATAGTGATTGTCTAAAGAACACTCATTGGTAGATAGGAAAAGCCGATTATCAATTACAACTAAAGGTATAAGATTAGTTGTGTTGCCCTGTATGTCGTTTTCAAACTTCTGTGGTAATTCTAACATTAACTAATTCCTAAATCAGCACCTCTGCGTACTGCTTTTTTAATTGCTGGTATGGCTTCAGATTCTATAAAGTCTTGACTCATAACATTACCTGTAAATGTCACGTTTATAGCACCTGTGCCTGTTTGATTCATTCTATTTAAATTCTCTTGCCCTATTGACTCTACTGCACTTCTACGCATAACAAACTCACCTTCTTGCAATATTGCTGGCACATTACCTGCTGTTCCACCACCATGATAAGATTGTACCATACCACCATTATGAAATATTTCTGCACCAAAAAGGGTAGGTTTAACCAATCCTGCATTTGGGAATATAGCACTTAAAATGCCAAAGGCTAATCTGTTAGATAAAAATGTAGCTATTATTTGCTTAAGAGAATTAACAACAGCTTTACCCATATTTTGTCCATTAACTGCTGCCGATGCTAAAGCATTTGACATACTTCTTATTTGTGTTGATGTTGATTTAAATGCTGGGTCTAAATTTGTTAATTGTTTATTTAGATTGGCTAATACTGCTAGTCTTTCTTTATCATCAGGTATTGTATGTTTATTATTTTCTATTTCTTGAATTTGTGTATCAAGATTAGCCCTTCGAGCCTCTAGTGTTTTTTGATACAATCCAGCGTATTTATCTTGTAAATTTGCTAGTTCATCAGTAGATGTAACTCCTGCTTCTGTAAAAGTTTTTATCTGAGCTTCAAACTCAGCTATTTTTTCTTTTGATTCTTGTATTTTTGCATCGTTCAATTCACCTAAACCAACAACGTGTGTATTAGCATCCATTGCTTCATTTTTTATTCCTCCAAATGCCTCACTAAACGCAGCAGCTGATTTTAGAACACCATCAGAAACATTAGCTTCGCCAATATTTTCTAATTTTAAAGCATCTTTTACCTTTTCGGCTGAACTAAGAAACCTTTTTTCTTGTACTAAAGCTAGTTTTGTTTCAGAAAGCGTTAATTGATTTACAGCTTTTTTAAAGTTATTAACAGGTTCTTCATCAAAATCTCCTTTAAACAACCCAAACTGTTCTATAAGCAATCCAATCCCAGCACCAAGTGCTATTATTGGTAATATAACACCTGTACCACCTAAAAATGTCATTATGCCTTTTAGTGCTTCTTTTGCACCTATTGTTGCAATTTTAAATACACCAAATGCAGTTGATGCTACACCTAATCCAGTAGCTAATGATGCAAGCATTTCTAAATCTATAGCATTAAATACTTTTGTTAGAAATTCTATAAGAGGTATCAAAGCCACATTTACTAATTCACCAATTCTAACCCCAAGATTAGAGGCAGCAGCTTCAAATTGTTCATACTTTTGTGTTGTGCTAAATACTTCCTCACCAGATGATTGTAGCTTTCTTCTTCCTGCTTCAAGTGTAGCATTAAAAAATGCTTGTCTTTTTTGTGAATCTGTAAGTTGACTTACATTTATGCCTAAACTATTTGCAAATTTTTTATTAGCATCATCAACCCTTACAATAATACCAATGTTATCCAACATAAGCCTTGACTGTCTACCAATACCAGTTGTCATTGATTCGATTGAGCTAGCTGTATCTCTACCAAGTGCTTTACCCAGTCTTTGTGCTATATCAAACATTTCAGCCATTTCATCGGCATTTTTTGTAACTCCAAGAACCATCGCACTATTTGCTTGTTGGAATAAATCCATTTGTGACATAGTACCATTAGTTGCCTCACCAAGTTTTGCTTGCATATCGGCAGCTTGTGCTGAACCACCTGCTAAATTTGTAAAAGCTCTCTCTAAATCTTCTACTGTGCCTGCATTTTTACCAAAATTAAGAAGTTGCCTACCACCAAGCGATGCTGCAAAAGAGAAAAGAAGTAGCCTAGAACGTAATGTAGCAAATGACTTTGATAAGCCATCTGCTCTTTTCTGTGTAATTCTCATAAACTTAGCAGGTAATTGTGTAGATCTGCTTAACTTACGCAATTCACGATTTACTTCTTTTGTTCTACCCTCTAATTTACCTTGAGCTTTAGCTAAATTCTCTATAGCTAATCTTAATTGCTTATCACCTTTGGGTATAAATCTTATTGTTATGCTGTTTTGACTTGACACTATTTATTTCCTTCTTTTCTTTTTTAGCTATGGCATTTTTTATTGCAAATACTGTTTGTACCCATTTATATGGCTGTTCCCCAAATGTACCTGCATAAGGTGGAACATTAAACTTTTCACAGTATATGTATTTCTGTATGTCACGTTGTATTTTATTATCTAAAAATACATTAAAACATCCAAAGAAATGTATTTGTGAATTAACTGATTCTGTTATGTCAAAAGATTTACCATCTCTTGCGTTTACAGATTTAGTTTCTTCAATAATTAAATCAACTACTTCCCAAACATCTTCAATACTTTCAAA